TTGATTATCTGATTTTAGCTTAAAGTTTCTAACTAGTGTTTCTTCAAATTTAAATCTATCACGGTGTCGTAAAAAGTCGTCTACTAGTGATTCTGCGCCTTCAAACATACCAGATCTAGCATGCACTACGCGTAGTAGTTCTTGATCAGTTAGTTTATTTTGTTTAAGATTTTGCAAGTTTACATTGGCTAAGATTGCTAGTGTACGTTGCATAGTCTCATAAGCGGTCATTTCAATACTAAAGTAAAGACTACTATTTCCAGACTCATACTGATTAACAAAGATATTACTACTAGTAATACTTTTTCCACTACCCCTTTTGCCTCCAATGAGGATGAGTTCTTGTCTAGCCACACCACCAAGTACAGCGTCAAAAGTGTTATTAAGCCCAAGATAAACACGTTCTTTTTCCAGTTCTTCAGGATGTTGAAACATCATAATATCAGCCATAGTAAAGACTTTTTCACTGGTGTGTGTCTTTTCTTCGATTGTAAGTGCAATCGTGGCTAAGTTTTCTTTTATCTCATTCGAGTCGTAAAGCGGCAGTTTGTCCACAAACTTGTCCAGTAGTTTTACTGTTTCGTTTTGTGTGTATTGATCAATAAGTGCATCTAGAGCTATTTCAGCACTTACATCTGGAACGTCAGTTAGCTTTAGTGTTGCTAGAGTTTTTGCTGCCGGGCCTTCTCGCAGTGTAAGTTCTAGGTCATCAAAATTAGGGATTGCATTATATTTTTCATAATGCTTATTGATAACACTGTACAAGGACGAGTAAGCCGGATCTAAAAACACTAGCTTCAATTTAGCCCAGATATCCAGGCTCTGCTCTTGAAGCAGTTTATTTAATACTACAGCAGAAACGTCGATAATAGTTCTCCTTTATTTAAGTTTCCACCCCTTATGTGATTTTCTAACACCATGTAACACTCCGCATACATGACTCAGATTTAAGCTATGCTCTTTAGCAAATTTAGTTACATTTTCTATGTTATACTCTTCACCAGATGGTGATAGTATTGTTGGATAAACTATCCCACGTCCTTTAGCTGAAGAAGAAAAAGATACTCTATTACCTTTTTTAGCTTCCATTATACTATATTCTATAGGCACTATATCTTTTAAATGAGAGCCTACTTTACCGCAAGATACATTTTCTATACTTGAAATACTAACTTTTGTGTGAGCCGATATATCTTTAAAAGATATAAATTTTTCTGAAGCTAGTAATTTTATTACTTCTAATATTTGTAGATCTGTATATTTAGCATTTGGATGTGCTTGGCCCCTACATACACTTACTGGTCCAGCCCATTCATTTAATCCTGTAGTAACAGTGTCTAAAGCATTTATGTAATGTAATTCTCTATCATTTAATACGGCTGTATCGCATTCTTCTAGTATTATTAGTTCAGGATTTCCGTAGTTTTTATACGCATATAGTAATTTACCATTACTATCTCCTCTTGCTAGCGCGTATAAATGTTCTTTAAATCTTTTTTCTATATTAACTGATTGTCCTATATAGAATGGATCATATTCATTAAACATTAAAGCATAAATGCCTGCAGTCATATTAACCTACCTTAGATTCATTATCTATGATTACTTGGTCTACGATTTCCGTTACCTTATAAATAATTTGATCACGCAATCGCTTAATGTCTTGCTGATAACTAGTACCTCTGTCAAACAATAAGCTTAATTGTTCATGCGTAACAAGTTGTTGTAACCCAAAATAGATATAATCATAGGCCATTGTAGACTCAGGCATTACCTCTATCTGAGCTAAACGACCATAGTTATGTACTGCTTGCTTTACTACTTCTTCGACAGTAAACGACTCAGAGTCGTGATATGTAATTGTAACTTTCATTTACTGGTTTCCAAAGTAAAAAAGGCCGGGAGCCTGTAAAAAACTCCCGGCCTTACTGCTTATGGACTATTAAGCAGCAGCTTTTGCTTCTGCTTTGGCTTTTTTATCAGCGCCTTTATAGTCAGCAACGTTGATGCCGCGACGGGTAAGCAGTGTACGCAGACCGCGCTCAGTTTTGTCAACCGCAGCTGCAATTTCTGCAACAGTCATACTAGCGATACGCTCGCCAAGTGCTACGATAGGATCAACCTGATCTTTAGCGTGCGACTCACGCTGAGCAGGGATCTTTGCAATTTGGCCTTTACGGGTCAGGCTAAGAGCCTTGCCACGAACCGATGCCACGGTTTTGCCAAGTGCCATAGCAATATCTTCGATATAGCTGCCACGCTCGGCCATGGAAATGAACTTTGCTTCTTCAGCGTCAGTATAGCTACGAGCAACTTCCACTTTTTCAGCAGGTTTAACACTGCCAGTCAATTCCAGCGCAAGCAGCTTGCCCTGAATTTGTTTTGCAGTAAATTTACCGCCAGCAAATGTTTCTGCAATTTGCTTGTAGGTAAACAGGCCAGGATTACTAGCAACAAACTGATGAAGTCCGTGGCTTTCTTCTTCGGTAAAAGCACTAACTTTCTCTTTAGCCATGCTAGCAACTTCGCGGTCCAACTGACGCAGTTTGGCGGCTACACTACGGGTAGATACGTCCAGTGCTTCAGCGGCGGCCTCGACACTGTGAGCCGATACAGGGGACTCGTTTCCAACGATTTGCAGGAGTTGAGCCACGGCTTCGTCAGACCATTTTTTACTTTTTTCAGTCATATATTTTCTCGTTTAAGAAGTGTGATAAGTTTTCGATAATTGTAATGCCGAGCTGGTCGGCTTTGGTACGTTTTGAGCTGCCTTTATTATCTTCATCAACTAGATAATTGGTTTGTTTGGTTACCGTTTCAGTAACTTTGAATCCAGCTTCTTCTAGCGCTTTGGTGGCGGTTGCCTTGTTTTTAAATGAAGTTAATTTACCAGTTATGCAAACGCTTTCGGCAAATACATTGGCTACTGGCTTATTGGTTGTTTTGAAAGAGAATGGCAAGAACTCCTTCATTTCTACGAAATCTGTCTCTAGCCAAGAGATTAGATTATTAGTAACTTTTTCTCCTAAGCCTGCTTGACGACACCGTTCGGGGGTAATATCTTCAACGGAATCTACTACTTTGGCGACTTTTTGTGCCGCTGTGTTACCCACTAGTGGAATGCTAAAAGCAGGTAGGATGGTTGCTAAATCACTGTTGCGAGACCTGTCAATTTCATCTAACAATTTTACTGCAATCTTTTCACTACCCAATGCATCAATAATTTGATCGAGTTCGAGATAGTAGATCTCAGTAATATCAGTGAGTTGAAGTTTCTCTAGTGTTCGAGCACCCATGCCCTTGATGCCTAGTGTTTTGCAAAAATGCTCCAACTTTTTGCCCAGCTGTGCGCTACAGGCTTGATTACGACAAAACAACTGTGAAGTAATCAATTCAAGTGGGTACTCGCAACACGGGCAAGTAGTTGGAATTTTGATTTTCATAAGGCGTTTTTCAAATCTAAGAATATATTATACAGTATTAAGCAGTGCGTTTCAAGTCCAAATTTTCTATGCCTCTACCTTGTGCAATACACAGGGAATAATTTCTCCTGCCCTGATAATAGCAACGGTATCTCCGATTTCCAGGCCTAGGGCTTCAATGAATCCTGGATTGTTAAGGGTGGCTCGACTTACCATTGCATCGCCTACTAGTACAGGCTCAAGGATTGCCACTGGAGTTACTTTGCCCGACTTACCAACCTGCCACTCAACCCCCAGCAATTTAGTTTCTACATGTTGGGCACGCTCTTTGCGAGCATAAGCACCACGAGGATGTTTGCTGGTATAGCCTAGTTCTTCAAACTGGTGATTGTTATTGAGTCGGAAGACTACACCATCTGTAGGATAGATTTTTTCCAGATCAGTTTCCTGAACTGTATTAAACCCAAACTGCTTGAGCATACGCATATCTGCGTCGTAGGTTTGACCGATAAAGGGCTGAACGCCGTATGCAAAGAAAGTAATTGCACGAGTTGCAAATTCACTAGTATCTTTAAGATTAAGGGCACCAGCAGCATAGTTACGGGCATTTGCGATATGACTTGGAGCCACAATCTCGCCAGTAACTTGAAGTACGCCTGCATATTTAATAGTATGCGGAACTAGACTAGCGCTGCTAAGGAACTTGTCAGTAATAATCTGCCCCTCAACCCCATCACCACGAGTTAGTGCCTGCACCAGTTGGCCGTCTACAT